GTCTTCGGTATGGTGCGCCGTACCGCCAAGCCGGACTACAAGAACATGGCCGAGGCCCTGAAGAACCCTCGGTTCAAACTGGTGACCGGTGACCTAAGCGACTCCACGTCTATCGACAACGTGGTCAAGGAGGTTATGCCGGATTATTTCATCAATCTGGCGGCCCAGTCCTTCGTGGGCTCCTCGTGGACCATTCCTGAACAGACTTTCGACGTGGATGCCATGGGCGTTCTTCGCTGTCTCGAAGCCGTTCGCAAGCATGTGCCGGACTGCCGATTCTACAATGCGGGCTCTTCAGAGGAGTTTGGCGACGTGGCCTATGCGCCACAGGATGAAAAGCATCCCGCCCGAGCCCGCTCGCCTTATGGCGCGGCAAAGATTGCGGCGCGGCAGATCGTCAAGGTGTATCGTGAGAGCTATAAACTCTATGCGGTGCAGGGGCTCCTTTTCAATCACGAGAGCGAGCGTCGCGGCGAGGAGTTCGTCACGCGCAAGATTAGCTTGGGTGTGGCGCGCATCGCGCGGGCCATGAAGGACAACAAGCCGTTCGACCCGATTGAACTGGGAAATCTGGACTCTAAGCGCGACTGGTCGCACGCCGAGGATTTCGTGGAAGGCATTTGGCGAATGCTGAACCAGAACGAATATCGCAACGATATCGATCCCACGACGAAATGGACCATCCCCAATTTGCATTTGCAGGAATATATCCTCGCCTCTGGCGAAACCCACACCATCCGCACGTTTGTGGAGAAGGCGTTCTATGCGGCTAATATCGATGGCTCTTGGAGCGGCAAGGGCACAGATGAGGCCTATCACTCTCTCTGGGGCTATACGCCAGAGGGCGTGATAAAGCTGGTCCGCATCAATCCAGCCTTTTACCGCCCCGCCGAAGTCGAGCTGCTTCTCGGAGACTCTACCCGCGCCCGCGCCGAACTCGGCTGGTCCCCCAAGGTCTCATTTGACGATCTGGTAACCCGCATGGTCAAGAATGACCTCAAGGAGGCCGGACTGTGAGCGAGGTCAATCCTATCAACATCCTCGTAATCGGCGAGATCTGCTATGATCGCTGGGTTCTGGGGTCCGCCACTCGCCTGTGTCCTGAGGCCCCAGTCGCTGTACTCAACCCAGCGAAAACCACCGAGAACTTCGGCATGGCGGGCAACGTCCGCGCCAACCTCCTGTCTCTTGGGGCCGACCGCGTAGACCTAGTCTGCCAGCTCAAGTCAATTATCAAAACCCGCTACGTTGACGCGCAGTCCGGCCAGATGATCCTGAGAGTAGACGAGAATGACGTGGCGGAATCCGTGGATGAAACGTGGCTGGAACAGAAGCTGCGTTCAGAACAGTGGAGCGCGGTAGTCATCTCCAGTTATGCCAAAGGCTTTCTGCCGAATCGGACTGTCACAAACATCGCTGAATATTGCAAAGAGGCGGGCATTCCTACGTTCATGGACACGAAGGCCATCCTCGGAGAATGGTCCAAGGACATTGACATCGTGAAGATCAACTCCAAGGAGTACGGCGAACATATCAAGGCGGGGGTCATGTCACCGCAGGATTTCTGCGGGACCCTTATCGTCACCTTGGGAGACAAGGGCGCGAGAATCACAGGGAAAGACGGCAAGCCAGATGTGATGGTTGCCGTTGATTCCATTGAGGTCTCATCCGTGGCTGGAGCCGGGGACACCTTCCTTTCTGCACTAGCCCTTTACCTCGCCAAATACAAGGGCAGCGAGCTTTTCGAGGCCGTGGACTACGCGTGCATGGCCGCTCGTATTGCCGTGTCTAAGCGTGGGGTCGTGGCGGTCAAAGCAGAGGAGGTTGTCTAACATGAGCGAGCACAAAAACACCGTAGAACTCATCGGCTGGTATGGCGGTGACGAAGCCCACGCGCTATCCGCTTGGACTTCCACCAGCCGTGATATCACTCCTGAGAAGCGCGCTAGAATTCCAAAGCTCCTCAAACAGCTGGCGGAGGCTGGGCATCATACGCCCTTTGAGAAATCCTCGCTTCACTTCCTCGTGAAGTCCGAGGTTGCTAGCCATATCCATAAGCTCAAGCACAGAATCGGAATCTCTATCAATGGTGAGTCTGCGCGTTACAAGGAGATCAAGGAAGACTCGTTTTACATCCCAGAGGATTGGCCGCTACACCTTCAGCAGGCCCTTGAAGAGCACACTCAAAAAGGCTTGGATCTTTACCATAGCAGTCTAAAGGCTTTGGAGTCGCACGGAATCGACCGAAAGCGCGCCAAGGAGTCGGCCCGCTTCTTCCGTGGCTACAACACCCAATCTACCGTGGACATTATGTTCAACTTCCGCTCGTTCTACCACTTTCTCCATCTCCGCAACAAAATCGACGCTCAAAAGGAGATTCGAGAGATTGCCGCAGAGATGCTGAGGCAGGTCGTCGCCATAGAGGGCGCGCCGTTCGCGGAGACAATCCGCGCCTTTGGGCTTGACAGCGCGACCGATTCTAGCAATATTCCCGCCACCCCATGATCCCTAATCACTTCAAAATCATTTTCCATAGGTCTTACCCCGGTGGGTTTTCTTCGATTCGCGTTCTCCAGATGAATGGTCAGGAAAACTTCTGGGTATTGAGCAATGAAGTGATTCAAGGGCTCATGGAGCGGCAGGCGGGAAACGCCCCATGAAATCTTGCAAGCCTCCAGCGCGCAAACCCGGCATCGTGCCGTATGGCGTGAAAATCCAGATTCTCAACTGGCTCCTGCGCGGCCACCCGGGCGCGACCAAGGACCCCAAGTTCCTCAAGAATGAGTTGAGAATCCTCAAAGGGCTTCTACTCACCTACCCAAGTCCCTCATTCTGGCTCTCTCTCCGCATTCCTCTAGACCTAAACAGCCTCTGTTTCTTCCTCTCCCAGAGCGGCAAGCAGGAGCTGGAGAAGAAGTGGCGGCTGCACTGGTTTGAGAAGAATCAAGGGAAAGCACAGAATCCTCTTGACTCCATCGCGGCTTTCCCTATGATCGCAGAAGACCTGTCTTTCGTGGACGAGCCCGTGAAAACGCGGGATCTGCCGCCAGAGCTGAGCCGCCGCAGGATCAGCCCGATAGACTGGGCGGACTCCACATCAGACTAACCCACAATATTTTACACCACACTATCACATGGCCAAATCATCCCCCGCTAAGACCGCACCAAAAGACGAGCAGGCAGAAGTCTCATCCAAGGACTTTCTCAGCTCCTTCCTTGACAACAACAAGGCAGAGCATTTCGCTTTCATTCAGCCCAAGCACACTCCTATCTCCACAGGCAGTCTGATTCTCGACAGCCTCGTTACTATCCGCAGCGGTGGCGTAGTCCGCTTGGTCGGCAAAGGCGCTGAGCTGGGAAAGACCAGTGAATCCTTCGTCATTGCCCAAAACTACATGGACACGATGCCCAAGTCCAAGACTATCTATTTTAAGGCCGAGGCGCGGCTGACCCCCGAGATCATCGCCCGTAGTGGCATGAAATTCGTATTCTCCGCCGCAGAGTGGGAAGTCGGCACAGTATTCGTTTTCCCGGTCAATATCTTCGAGGTTTTCGCTGACCTCCTTGAGACTCTCATCCCCCAGATGCATGAGGCTGGGGAGCATCTCTGCGTCATTCTCGACAGCTTGGATGGTCTCATGTTGCGCTCGGACAAGAGCAAGGCACTCTGGGCCGAAAAGGCCGATAACGTCAAGGTCGCTGGTGTGCCTGCGCTGACCAAGATCTTATTCCGCCGCCTTGGCTTGCCCATCACTCACTACGACGTGCTCTTGCTCGTTACGGGTCAATACAGCGCGGATATCAAGCTGGACCCTTATGCCCCAGCTGCGCCGCGCCAAGCAGAAACATCTGGTGGAAACGCCATCGCCCACCAGAGTGACTACGTCTTTCAATATCTTCCCCGATATGGCGGAGACAACATTCTGGAGAACCCCAGTGAGAAGCCGGATTACATGAAGAATAAGACCGTGGGTGTCTACTCCACAATTGAGATCAAGAAATCTGGAACGGATGTCAGTGGAACCAAAGTCAAAATCCCGATCAAAAAAGGTCGTGTCGGAAATGCCATCTGGATCGAGCGAGAAATCGTTGAGCTGATGGTCGGCTGGTCCATGCTGGAAAAATCTGGATCGTGGCTCAAAGTGGATGAGAAGCTCCGCGAGGAGATCAAAGAGGCAACCGGCGAAGAGCTACCCGATAAGATCCAAGGCATGGACAAAGTCTACGCCCTTCTTGAGGGCAAGCCCAATGTCGCAAAATTCCTCTACAAAAAATTCTCCACGCTGATCACCAATCAGGGCTAATCGCGTGTGAAATTCTTTAAGCCCAATTCCAAAATTCAGGTAAACGTCAACGTGACGGAATACCTGATCAATTGGGAGCCTAAGCGTGAAGTCTCCAAGCCGCAGGCCGCTGTCAAAGCGTTCCTGCGGCCCTACTGGAGGAGCCACGTGGTTTTGGAAGAGCTGCGCGTGCCCGGGACAAAGATGAGGATTGACCTGATAAACCTCACGCGCCGCCTCGCGGTGGAAATCAGCCCATCCGGCTCTCACGCCTTCAACCCCTTCTTCCATAAAAACCGCCACAAGTTCGGTCGCGCCGTAGCCCGGGATTTATCCAAGATCGACTGGTGCGCTCAGAATGGCTTCACCCTCATCGAACTCGGCGACGAAGACCTCGCAGACTTGACCGCCAAGATGTTTCTGGAGAAGCATGGGGTGACACTGTAAATCCTATGACCAATGCCTCGCGCCCGTCTGACCCATTTTTTAACCCAATCGGGCAGCGGCTGCTGATTTACACCATGAACAACCTGATCATCTATCTCCTTGGCTATTTGCCCTCGAACATCCGCAAAGATGAGAAATCCGGACCGATGACAATCCGCACGTTTCCAGAACCGATCTGGGATTGCGCGCCAACCGGCGATTACTACTCTCTCACTTGCAGGATCAGTCGCGCCCCCTGCTTTCTCCACCGCTGGGCGCAGAGAATAATTCTGGGGGTTCGGTATCGCCGAAAATAGCATTCATGGAAACTCTTGACACCTCTATCATCGTTCTCGGCTGGGTCGGCCTGATCTCAGTCTGCGCGTTGGCCATCCCCACGCTCTACTTCTGGGCCATGTGGATGTGGTCCAAAATCCTTTACAACTGGCCATGTATCCCGAAAGGCCCATGGCGCGCGACTCGCATGGCGGTGTCCCTATCAATCACTACTCGCCCAATCAACTGGGTAGTCGCACATTACGTCATCAAGGAAATAGCCGCCGCAGAGCGCGCATCACCCGGTCTCACCAAGGATCTAGAAGACCTCTGGGTCAAACGCGCGGAATTAGAGTGAGAAATCTCTCGACTTTCCGTGTAACCTTAATAGACTGACATTTGACCGACCGACGACCGATCCTAGCCGACCGGCGCGCCGATCAGCTCAATAATAAAGGCCCCAAAATTCCCCTTCACTCACACATGACTAACACAACTGACACCTTGCAGCATCCACGTCTGACCGAATACGTCATTACAAAATTCCTCAATCTGCATCGGACGACCAGTGTGAAGTCTGCGAAGGACTACCTCGCTAAGGCTCTGGGTGTCAGCAAGTCACAGAAAAACGAGTGGGCGCGCAAGATTCTGAATGCGGCTGGTCTACCAGCGGGCAAGCATGCCGGGGACGATTTGCCCAAGGGCGAACCAGAGTCCGACACCTACGAGGTTCAGGTTCACGAGTCCAAAGCGAAAACGCTGGAGGAAGTCGTGGAGCTATGCGGAGTGGACACCGACAAATGGGAGCCTCGCGGGTTCTCGGTGCGGGGCGGCAAGACAGGGTTCGGCTGGAATGCTCGGTTCTCGAAGAAGGTCGTAGATGTCTTAACTAAGAACGAGATTGAGCAGCTCAAAGCCGATTTCAAGGCTTTCGTAAGACCTATTCAGCCTAAAGGGGCGACAAAGGACAACGGCGGAGAAATCCTTTTGGAGATCGCTGCATTTGACTTGCATTTCGGCAAGCTCGGCTGGGATGAAGAGTGCGGCGAGAACTACGACAGCAAGATTGCCGCCAAACGCTTTATCGCGGCCATTCATGGACTGGTGACCAAGGCCCAGAAACAGGGCAAGATCAACAAGATCCTGTTTCCAGTCGGCAATGATTTCCTCCATATCGACACTGGGGAAGTGACCACCACACTCGGCACTCGACAAGACGCCGACAGCCGCTTCTCCCGCATCTTTCGGGAAGGTCGCAAACTGCTCGTTGAAGCCGTTGAATACCTCAAGACCGTGGCTCCGGTAGATATTGTTGTGGTGGTGGGCAACCACGATAGCAACTCGATGTTTCACCTCGGTGACGCGCTGGAATGCTGGTATCACGCCGACCCTTCCGTGACAGTGGACAACTCCCCGGTGCTCCGCAAATACTATCGCTACGGTAACACGGTTATCGGGCTGACCCACTCAGACAAGGAAAAGCTGAAGGATCTCCCGATGCTCGGTGCGACAGAGCGCCGCCAAGACTGGGCCGAATGCATTTTCCACGAGTGGCATTGCGGCCACCGTCACGGTGAAGCGTGCATGGAGGAAAAGGGTGTCAAGGTCCGCACTTTAGCCTCCCTGTCCGGCAGCGATTTCTGGCACACCGCACAGGGCTACGTAGGCAATATCAAAGCCGCCGAAGGATTCCTTTTCCACAAGGATGAGGGGCTACACTCTCATTTGTACCACTACGCGAAGGAATAGGACTTGACAAGGCGCGCTAATCCCCTAGGGTTTCCCGAATGACTATTCCCATTACCCTTACTCACGTAGCCGCCAAGATGCCCAAGCGCGCCTGCCCAACAGACGCTGGAGCCGATCTCCACGCTGTTGAAAACTACGTTCTTCACCCCGGTGACCGCATCGCCATTGAAACAGGCTTATCCTTGGCCATCCCTGAGGGCTTTTACGGGCAAATCGCACCGAGGAGCGGTCTAGCTGCTAAATCGGGGGTTATGACAATGGCAGGAGTCATTGATGCGTCTTACAGAGGGGCCGTGAAAGCAATTCTTTACAACGCATCCCCACTCGGTTCTCCGCCCGTCAGAATCTCTACTGGCGACCGAATCGCCCAGCTTATCATTTTGCCATGCTCCCTCGCGGAGTTCATCACGGTGGAATCACTACCGGATACCACACGCGGCCAAGGCGGCTTTGGATCATCTGGAGTCTGATCGACTCGACCGTCCTTTTGGCTTGACCCTAGCAGGAACCCCCTGTAGGATCGCCTTGAAATCTCAAAAAGCTTTGCGCACAAAACGCGCTGGCCTATCCAATCGAACTACGCATGTCCCAATCCAACTCCTCTTCCCAATCGCTGTACATTATTGACTATGAGAAACAGTTTCTCTCAGCAGTAATTCGGACTGAAGGGGCGGTGCTGGCTGATACCCCGCATATTACCGCCGCTGATTTCAGCGAGACTAACCGCGTGGTGTTCAACGCCATTCAGTCGTGTCTGGCGGGCGGGTCATTCAACCGTTTCATCCTAGTCCAAAAACTGAACGGGCTGAACATCAAGATCGGCGGGGTGATTGAGCCTGAGATCTATGTGAATGCCATCGCAGACCTGAATGGGGTCTCGGACAAGGCCGCTATCGAGATCTCCAAACAGATCAAGCAGGTCACGATTCGCCGCGAGCTGGATCGGACCATCGACCAGATGAAGCTGCTCGTCAAAAACTCCAAGGACATGAAGGCCTCGGAGCTGGTCGCCGCAGTGACTGGAACGTTCAATAGTAAGGTCAACCTATTCTCGGGCTCAGACGAAAGAGAGCCGCAAGACCTTTACGGCACAATCCCAGCCTTCCTGAATCAGCCCAATGAGTATGAGTCTGCTAGCATACCCTCACCATTCCCCACCTACAACGATCTCTACGGCTACTTCGACCCGGGCAGCATCTACTGCATTGTAGCCCGCATGAAGATCGGCAAGAGTAGTTTTGCGATGTCTATGCTCCAACAGATGGCGCTGATGGACAAGGACGATAGTGTCCGCGCGCTGATCCTAGACACTGAGCTGTCAATCGAGGAGGTTCAAAGCCGCATTGTCGCATCGCTCAGCGGCGTCAAGGAGTTCTACATTCGCCACAAGATTTACAAGAAGCGCAAGGACATGAAAGAGCGCGTTGAGAAAGTGATGGATCAGTTATCGCCGCTCTGGAAGAAGATCGATCACGTTTACATCGGTGGCTGGGACCTTGAAGAGCAACTAAGCGCGGCGCGCCGCTGGCACGCCAAGAACATCAAGGGAAAGAGCAAGCGCGGGATTATCGCGCTGGATTATTTCAAGCTGAACAGCGGTGCGGACTATGCAGGCAAGGAGTCGCTGTCCATGAAGATCGCGGGCAAGGTGGACGCCTACAAGAACCTCGTAAAGAAGGAGCTGCATATTCCGATGATCAGTTTTGCTCAGGCCAACCGCGAGGGCGAGGACAGCAAGGCTGGTGGCCGCATGCAGAACTCTACGGTGATTGCAGGCTCCGACGCTATCGCGCAATTCTGCTCTAATATCTACCTTTTGGAGAAACTTTCCATGGACGACCGTGTGATGCTGAACCAGCTTACCCCTGAATCCGCAACACACAGCCTTAAAATCCTAGCCCCGCGCCAACTGGGGCCGAACGAGATGGGAAAAGACAGACTTGTGAAGTTTACAGAGGAGAATGCTTTGACAAAAAAGACAGTGGAGAAATGGTGTGAGAACTATCTTCTGTTCTCCTTCAACAACTTCGTTTTCAAGGAGACAAACCCGCCCACTTTCGGTGATATGATTGACCGTCTCAAGATTACGGGAGTGAACGTGCAGAAGCCTGTGGCTGCGGAGGCGGCTGACGGAGAAGGCTTCGTTCTTTGATCTGTCCCCGGACGATATTGGCTTGGAGGGATACGCGTCTGGCCATCGACAAGAATGTCTCTACATCGAAATCCTGCTTCATCGCATTTACGGCCCATGCCGTAAGGACCACGTTGTCAAGTGTGTAGCCTCCGTTGGAATCGATGCGGTCAACGCTCATCAGCGCGGAATCGTTCGTTTTGAAGGTCATGGGGAGCCCGCTGTAGAAGCATAGCCCTTTCTGGGAGGCATAGATGGATTTAATCCCCTCCACGGTCAGGTCAAAAGCCATTCCTTTGATCCCAGCTCTCGATTTGGCGTTTCTCAGCACATATTTCACACGCTCTTCCAGACAGTCTATCTTGGCATTCTGTTTCGCGTTCAGAAACCTGCGGATAGAGTCGTATCGATGGGCCACTCGAAGCTGTTTGCATTTCGAGATGATGCCCTCGTGGGGGCGACTCATCATAGCGGAGATCTCGTCAAGAGACAGTCCAGAGTCCAGAAGCTCCACAAGCCGACTCTTCTCCTCCGCTGGCCACTTCTCGTATCTGCGTCTGCTGATGATGCCGAGCATCTTGATCTTGTTCTTCACCCGACCGAGCGTCATGCCCATGGTATCGGCGATCTCCTCTTTGGTTTGCCCTTGCTCAACCAGCTGAACAAGCGTCTCAATCTGGCTCTTCTCCCACCGAGTGCAATCCTGTTTTAGCATTTTCGAGTATCTGCGACGGGTTTTGACGGCCATCGCATCTCTCCCGAGGAGGTCACCAATCTCTTGGTCGGTCTTGCCCTCCTCAAACCATCTGTTGAGGGTCTGCTGCTCTTCTTTTGACCATCGCTTCCTAGCCCCCGTTTTAATAGCGCCGATCACATTGATCCGATTTGACACGCTGCTCATGGTTCGACCCATCTCAAGAGCGACCTCTCTGATCACTTTGCCCTCGTTCAAATAGAGCCTCTTCAGAGTCTCGTCTTCGGTCTCGGTCCACGAGTTGCATCTCGCGCTCATTTCACCCCCTCCTTCCCCATCTTCCATTTTGCGTATTCCGCCTCAATCCCCTTGACCACAATCGTGGTCATCTTTAGTCCTGTGTCTGCCGCGATCTCTCGCAGCTTCGCGTCCGTGTCCAAGGGCAGTTTGAATGAAACCCACCCGTCGTTCTTCTTGAATTTGCTCATAGGTATAGGGAGTTACACGGATCTTTAGCGGAGTTATAGAAGATTCTAGAACTTTCTTCGGATTCCCCTTGACTCTGTCTAGAACTCGCCTAGACTGGCCGCTTAAATCGCCGCAATGCCCCTCGACATCTCCAAACTCATCAACTACAAGCCGTCCGGCGGCGGTAAGGCCACATCGGCTTGTCCTGCCTGTCAGGCTCAAGGCGGGGATAAAAAGGGGAATCATCTCGTGCTGTTCTCCTCTGGTGCTTATGGTTGCGCTGTGGACAATAGCCCGGAGCATAGCAAGGCCATCTGGAAACTCGCTGGCGCGGGAGTCTCCGGAGGCCATGATGCAGACACTATGTATACGCCCGCAGAAGAGCCTCCCCTAGAAATCGCTCAGACATGGCCGCTATCAGTATTGGATCGTCTCATCAAAGATCACTCTTACTGGGCCGGTAGAGGGATCTCGGCGGAGACCATGGAGGAGTTCCGAGGCGGCGTGGCCACCACCGGCTTCTTCGACGGGCGCTACGTCATCCCAATCTTCAACCCCGAGCAGACCCTGATCGTAGGGTTCACCGGAAGATTGCTTAAAAAAGAGGGTTTAACCGAGTGGGAAAAGAAGACGAAGTGGAAAATCAAGGGTGCCAAAGCCACTTGGGTCTGGGGCGGGCTAGATGACATTGAGTCCAGCCGCCGCGCCATCATCGTGGAGAGTCCCGGTGACCTTTTGGCGCTACGGGAACACGGGGTCCGTGACACCCTAGCTATCTTCGGCACGGCCATGTCCCAGACGGTCCTCGGCCAACTCATCACGTTGAACCCAACCAAGATCATCATATCCACCAATCGAGACGAGGGCAAGGTCATTGGAGGAATCACGCGCCGACCCGGCCAAGAGGCCGCAGAGAAGATTCGGCGCTCCCTCATTCCGTTCTTCGACCCTGATGTAGTCGAGGTAATCCACCCGCAATCCGGTGGAGATTGGGGAGAGGCTGACCCCTCTGAAATTCGCAGAGTCTTTGGCCCGCAGGACTCCAGCGCGCCGGTCGCGCCAGAGGGCCTCTCTCAAGAATCTTCCGAGACTGGCGCAAATTGCTTTGACATTGATCCTGATCCAGCTACTCTTTCATTCAAATGAGTCTCTCTTCTCCAGTCCCCTCGCGCAAATGGCCGATTGGGATTATCGTGTCCCGATCTTTTGACAATCCCGATTTGCTCATCACGACCCTCTCTCAACACATAGAGTCAATCGGACATGTCCACACCAACGGCTCTCAGCCGGGCGCTAAGCTGGTGGAAGACTTCTGTCGCGACAACAAGCTGGCTTATACCGTCCACCCGTCCACGCGCCACGCGTTCGTGGCCAATAACGAGGTGATCGATAGGTCCAGTTTTGTCTACATCATCACAGATGGCCAGAGCAAAGCGGCAAAACATGCAGAAGAACAATGCGTTGCCAAGCCCTTGAAATTCAAGGTTCTCCACTACGATCCTGTAACAGCGTGGAAACAAAAGGTGGAGTGGGCGCGCGAGATTCTCTCTGGGTTTCCTGAACCTGCTGATGACACCACAGATAGTCTTGAGGCCGCGCCCCTCAGAGAGACAATTGAAGCCATTAGAAAGGTCTTAAAATGAAAACTATGCCCCTCACATTCGTGAAGAACACTTTCTTCTACGAACAAATTCTCCGTAACGGTCAATTCGCCATTTACAAACAGCGACTGAACGCCACGGCGGACAAGCCGGTGCGCGGCTGTCTTGCATTTGAAGTGATCAAGATCAGAGAAAAAGAGGAGTGCGTCATGTTCGACAAGGTTGTTGAGGCTCACGAGGTTGGACCATCGAATGAGGACTTCGGACAATTCGGCTGGAGCTATCCCACGCTGGAGCGCGCCAAGGATAAACTCCATCTGCTGATTGCCGCCGCTGAACTACCCGCTAAGTCCAAGAAGGGGTCTAAATGAATCGTCACCCCTATTTTGAGTTTGACGCCGAGGAACTCCGCGACATTATCACGGGCAAGACCTCATTCCGAAAGTGTCCCTGCTGCAATAAGCAGGGATTGGAATACTGGGAGGAGACAGGGGTCTCAGTCTTGCCCTACCCGCACCCAGACTGGGGCGACAACTACGAGTCTGGACCCTGCGCAGAATGCGATGGGCTGGGCTATATTATGAATCCTTCGTAAAGAGAGAAGCCACACATGAATTTCATCGAATCCCCCAGCACGCCAGCCGCGACATCTACCAAGCCCAAGAATAAAGTGACCCTGTCTGCATCCTCTGTAAAGGGGTTCTTGGACTGCTCATGGCTGTTCTATCAGACCCGTTTCCTGAAGGTTCCCGATTGGACATGGCCCGCGACCAAGCTTGGCAGTTTGGCCCACATCATTTTGGAATGCCTCCAGAACCCCCGCCACCGCAAGCATCACGCATCGGTCGTGGCCGCACGTTCGGCCTATGCATCCGCTGCCATCGCGCGACTGATCAAGATTTACTGCTACCATAACCCCGATCTAGACGCCAAGACTTTGGCCGATCTAGACAAGTGCCTGATGGTCGCGCTGGACTATGACTTCTTTGACGAAGGTGCCATAAAACAGCTGGAACCTGAGCACCCATTCGAGATCGACTACGGCGACTTCCAGATCAAGGGATTCATGGATCGCGTAGCGCTTTACACTGATCGTGCAAAATGCACAGACTACAAAACTCAGAAAAAAGTCTTTTCAGACGAAGAGATGGTGTGGAACATCCAGTCCGTCTTCTACCAGCTTGCAATTCGTCACGAGTTCAAGCTGCCAGCCGCTGTAGAATTCATCATGCTTCGTCACGGCCCGACTAAGCGCACCCCGGGCAAACAGTGGCTTCAGCGCGTCGAGCCGCTGAGCAACTCCCAGCTTGACGGCTTCATCAGCTATCTCAGAGAAATCAACCGCGCGATCAACGCGCTGAACGAGAAGAGCGCGCTGGATAACCCCAAGTGTAACAAGGACGAGGGGTTCTGCATGAGGGTCTGCTCACTGAAGGACCCGTTTGACTACTGGACCATCACCGACAAAGCGGGCAAGATCCGCTCTGCGCGCATCTCGCGGCACCTCAAAGACACAGAGCTGACCGAAGAGCAAATCCTCTCGGACGTGAAGCGACAACTGAAGCCGTTGGAGGACGAAGAGTTGGTGAAGAAGCGGTATACGGGCTGCACATTCTGGTACAATCCAGAGACTGAGCGCCCTCGCAACCCGAATTGAGCCTTGACACAGCGAGTCAACTCTGGCAATCTGCCGCTTCACACCAATGCCCGAGATTCCCATCCCACTCTTTAACGTCTCTAGTTCTCTGAAACAAGGCGGCATTTTCACGGTCGAAAAGGCTGGTGCCGCTAAGAAGAGCGGACGTGTCAAGGGGGCGGCCTCTCTTTGTGATATTGTCAAGGAGCACAATCTCAAACAGATTCACGTCGTCGCATCTAACTGGGTGGACTTCATGGTCGGCCACAAGAACCTCAAGGACGTAGGCTGTCAGCTGGTGCTCGGACTCAAACTCGTCGTCTGTGAGAATCTCGCGGACAAGTCTGATGCCTCGCTCAAGACCGAGTCCAAGGTCATCATCTGGATGAGCGGTGACGGCGCGGCAGACTATCAGGCCCTGATCAATATCTTCAGCGTCGCCGCCAATGACGGGTTCTACTACACCCCGAGGATTGACTGGAAGACCCTTTGCGCCATGTGGCACAAGGATCTGATTCTCTCGTTGCCCTACTACTCCAGCTTCCTAGCGCGCAATACTCTTACGTTTGCGGCCATCGTCCCGCAGTTTCCAGAGGGGGTCAAGCCGCTGCTCCTCAAGGAGATCGGGCAGGAGCTGGCTACAGACCAGTTGATTGAGCCGGTAGTCGCGCGCTATGCCGAGACGCAGGGTCTGGAGGTCCAGCCCGTGAAGTCTATCTACTACAAGAAGCGGGATGACGCGAAACAGTTTCAGGTTTGGCGCTGCATTTTGAATCGCAAGGACTGGGACAAACCAAACGACGGCCTCGTGTCCCGAGAGTTCTCGTGGGAGGCCTATCAGGAGATCCTAGCCGCGCTGCCCATGGCCCAACCCGTTTCCACTACATGAGCACCCCCATACAATACGTCAAGCTGGTCGCCAAGCCCGACACTTGGTTCAAGGCCGGGACCGAGGTCTATGACTACGACTGTAACGCCCCAGAAGACCTGCGACGAATCACGCTCACCGCTTGGGAGCAGGCACTGAAGGACGGCAGTCTAGGCGCGCGAGGAATCCGCGTGATTGAGAATCCCGCCAGCGAAGGCGGAGGACAGGTTGGCGAAGAGCGATGGGATGGTGAATGGTGTCTGACCGAGGAGTTTGATGCCGAGATCGTGGAGGAGTCAAAATGAGCATCGGCGCAGAACTCCTCCGTTTCTCTGACAAAAAGATTGCTCTTTTCGATTTGGAAACCCAGCGACTAAACATCCAGCAGGACAACCTCCCGTTCCAATGCTCCATCGTGATCATGCAGCGCGGCAAGGTGCTCGGGTCGCACAACCACTACATCAAGTGGCCCGACTACAAGATGGGCAAGGACGCTGCGGCTATCACTAGGTTCCAACAGCACTGGGTAGACAACGGGGATGACCCCGAATACGTGCTGGAGATTCTAGAGCAATACACGCGGGATGAAGACTATTTGATCGGGGGACACAATCTGATCGGCTTCGATTTGCCCGTGTGCCAACTCTGGCGGCGCGCTTTGGGCAGAAAACCCGACTGGTCGCCTCTCCACCGCACGATTGACACTCATCTGCTCGCTCGCGCGTTCAAAATGGGCTGGAAGCCTGATCGCGACAATCTCCTCGCGTGGTTCCATAAGGTGTCAGACGCTCACCAGAAAGGCGTGAAGACCGGACTCTCTCTCATGGCGAAGGAGCTTGACATTCCGTTTGAAGAGGGTAGGCTCCATGACGGTCTCTATGACCTTGGATTGAACGCTCAGGTTCTCTGGAAACTGGCCAATCTGATGGAGATTTGAGACCAAACCACCACGCATGATCCTCCGCAATATCCAGCCACAAACCAAGCTGCCTTTCCAAGGCGTGGTGCTGCCCTCTATTGACATATCTGACGCTCAGCGCGCGGCAGTCGGCGCGAAGCCGGGTTGCAATAACACTGAGTTCCTCAAGCAGCTGTGTCGCGTCGGGTTTAAGGACAAGCTGAAGCGTCTTTCGCCAGACCAGCGTAAGGTCTATGGAGAGCGCGTCACGTTTGAGCTGGACATGATCGACTTTCTCGGCTTCACCAACTACATCGTGATGGTGTGGGACATTTGCCGTTTTGCGGATGAGTCCAGCATTCCGCGCGGCCCGGGTCGCGGCTCTGTCGGCTCATCCCTCGTGTCCTATCTGACGGGCATCACGAATCTGGACCCCATTGAGCACGGCCTGTTCTTTTCGCGCTTCCTCTCCAAGGCACGCGCCAAGAAGACGGTCATAGACGGGGTGACCTACATCGACGGTGGGCTGGTGCCCGATATCGATTGTGACTTCAGCTTCTACCGCCGCTCGGAAATCCTCAGCTACCTCCATTCACGTTATCCCGGCCAGACCTCCAAACTGCTGACCACTACCACGTTTAGCTCCAAGATCCTCCTCAAAGACGTTCTCAAGACGTTCGAGGGCGGCACAGAGGATCAGGCTAATGAGGTGAGCGGGCTGGTCGAGGTCGAGTTCGGCATCCCTCAAGAGATCGAAGATGCGCTGTCTGATAACGAGGATAAGGCCAATGTGCGACTCAAGGAGTGGGCTGAATCTCATCCCGAAACAGCCGAGATCTCCATGGGTCTATCCGGTCTGAATCGCGGCGAGGGCCAGCACGCCAGCGCGCTTATCATCACGAATGGCAAGATCAATCAGCTGATGCCCCTCCAGCTGTCCTCGGACAAAGAGCTGGTCACGGGCTTCGACATGTACTCGGCCCAAGAGATTTCCATCAAGATGGATATCCTCGGGCTACGCACGCTAGACGTGGTCCATGACGCGTGCAAACTGATTGGGCTGGACCGCGATAAGATCGACGTTCACCACCCCTCCATCTACGCCTACCTTCAGGACTTCCGCTATCGCTATGGAGTGTTCCAGTTGGAGACTTTCGCGCAGGGCAATGCTGCCGCCAAGATCGCGCCGAAAAACTTTGAACAGCTTAGCGCGCTTCTCGCTATTGCTCGCCCGGGTGCCTTTGCCTATTTGGACACCTACAACAACTACCTGAAGACCGGGGAGTTCAAGTCGGTTCACCCGCTGATCGATGACATTCTAAGGCCAACGGGCGGAGTGTGTCTTTTTCAAGAGCAGTATCTGGCCATGTTGGTCAAGGTCGGCATGACCGCAGAAGAGGCCGAAGGCGCGCGAAAGGTCCTCGGCAAGAAACTCGTGGACAAGGTTCCCGAGGTCAAGGCCAAGATTGCAGAGGTGTGCGAGAAGAATAGCCATCCTCCCGAGATCGTTGACCTGCTTCTGAAAATCGCTGAAGAGTCCGGCGGCTACTCTTTCAACAAATCTCACAGCGCCTGTTACGCCATCATCGTCGCATGGACCCTCTACCTCAAGGCTAATCACCCCATCCAGTTCTACTGGGCTCTTCTTCGCATGTCTAAGAACGAGGCGGACGGCCACACGGTCATCGCTCAGATCGAAAAAGAAATGCGCTCGCGAGGCTTCACTCTTTTGCCGCCACACCTAGTGAAATCCTCTATCGATTTCACCATCGTAGACGATAAATCCATTCGTTTTGGCCTCAGCATGATTCGCGGGGTATCCGACAAGTCTGTGAGCAAGCTGGACGCATTTCGCATAGACGTGGTGAAGAGTGGCGATGACTTCAAAAAGACTGTGTCGAAATTTCAGATTTTCCAAGCTATCAAAAACGCCGGGCTCAATATCGGCATTGGCTCCGCCTTGATTCAGGCGGGCTGTATCGAGGGATATGGCGAGTCGCGCTCGCGGCTGGTGCTTGAGCTATGCACGTGGAATCTACTGACTGACAAGGAAAAAGCTATCTGTATCACTCTGAGTGGCAAGCCTGAGATCAATCACGATGTGCTTAAAGCCATTATCTATCTGAGAGACAACAAAGACGAGAAGGGTAAACTGCTGTTCAGTCGCGCCACCCGTTTCGATACCATCAAGAAGAAATATCTGAAGTACAAGGAGATCTGGGAGATGAATCGTCGCAATGAGCGACTGGCCAATTACTTCTACGAGCGCACCATCCTCGGCTACTCCTACTCGGAAACCCTGCGCGGAATCTTTGGGGAAGAGGTTGACGGCCTGATGTCCGTAGCTGATGCCGAGGCAGCCAAACAGGAGGATAAGGTCCGTCTCATCGGGTTTGTGAAAGAGCCGATCAAGTCTAAGAGCAAAGCTGGGAATGACATGTTCCGATTCACCCTCACGGATGAAACAGGGGAAATCTCCATCCGCTTCTTCAACAAAACCATTGATCAGATCTTTGTGGCAAATGGGCGATTGCCGGAGGAGATGGATATGGTGATTGTCAAGGGCGTCAAGAAGGAAGGCTCATGCATATTCGCTCAGGAAATCGGCGTTCAGACGGCCAAGATCTACATGAAGCTGTCTGAGCTTAAAGAGGCTGGGGAGAAGACCGAGACAGGTCTAGCCGAAACACCCGCCGCAATGTCCAGCGCGCCAGCCGCTTGATTACGCTTTGCTCTTGACATCAGTGTAAAATCAAGCAGAATGGCCGTTATGACCACAGAAATCCCTCAAGCCCTAATCGATATCGCCGCTAGTCTTGCGACTCAGGATAACCGGATGACCTCATTTCCCATCTTCCTAGTCCAAAAGAAGGTCCGACAGGACGGCATGGACATGGATTTTTGTGACAACTGCATCTGGGTAAACAGCACTAATGACGGAGAGGAAGTCACAGACCCCGCGCAGATTGAGCGGCTGGAGCAGCTGGATGTTAAGGGCTATCTTTCAAAGGAAGAGGATGAGGAGTTCTCAGATTACCTCAAAACCGGCTATGTAGATCGCTGGGAAACCGTCCAGCCATTCTTCACGGAGATTGCTGCCCAACAGTTCATCAATTCCAATTCTCGTCGCCATGACCCCGGCGCGCTTCGCATCTATGTGGACTCTGCCTATCAAAATCCCGAGTGGCAGGCCGTGCGCAATTTTCTTCTGTCTCTCAACCCACCCAAGTAATTTACAATCATGATCCCTATTATTCCAGCCGCTCAGCCAGCTACCGCAGATCAGTGCGAACTCTTCATTCCCGATGATGTTGCCGAGATTTTCGATGAAGCCTCCGTCCCAGACGGCCCATTCTCTGCCGCGTTCGGCCCGAACTGTGTGCGTCTCGTGAACACGAAGAGCGGGCAGGTTATCCGAGAAGTCCAGTGGGCTGACACCACGGAGTATGCTCGACGTATTCTCGCGGCTAGTCTTGAGGCGGCGAATCTCTGAGGAAAATTACCCCCATGATTGAACTCAAACCGACCAACCCAGAACTGTCTAAGGCGCTTCAAATCCTCGAAGATACACTAGAGGAAATGGAAATCACCCATTTCATCGAGCAGGATGCCGATAACCCCGACCTCTGGTCCGTGGGCGCGGCAGAATATCCCGAGGATGCCCCTGAGAAGCCAATTATCCACATGGGTTTTGTCGGCATGAATGCTAACACGAAATCTGTGTCCTTCGCAGGCTACGATATGGCCCGCACTGCGCGAAATGAAAAAGAGGGGATCGAGGGGGATGACGGTCTGGAAATGGTGGACCTCAAGAGACTTGACATGATGGTGCTTTGGCTCACGGGCGACTTTCACCGCATCTTGAGGAGCGCGGAGGAGAAGATGGCGAAGATGGATGAAGTCGCGAAGAAGGCCGCGCCGGGAGTGGCTGCTGACATCATTGCCTCGGTCGTGGAGGCGCAGCCGTGAAAATACTTTATCTGATTCTCTCGCACACGCCTTTGGCCATGTCGCTTCTGATGGCGTTTGCTGGGGGGTGGGCAATACAAAGAGGAAACGTAGAGGACTACGCAATCGCCGCGCTTCTGCTACTGGGTTCTGGGTTATGGTGCTCCATCTACCGCTGCAAGATTTTCGACAAAGATAGTCTCTCGCCCCTCGGTCATGAGTAATACCTTCCATCCCGGGCTAACCTGCCACATGGCAGAGCAACTGGCGACGACCATTTTTGATACGAACATCGAGCTGATGGACACCGTGTCCCTAGCCGAGCGCACTTTGAACGCCCACGCCTGCCGCGCGGCTGGCATCATGGGGAATGACCCCTCGTCCATTTACCGGTCCGTCTGGTATCGCTCTGACGGCTGGGGGCACGGTGGCTCTGCTATTACGTGGCAGGAGCGCGCTGAAGAGCTTGAGGCTGAGCTGGTCACCAAAAACGCGCTGATTGATCGGGCGAAACCCCTGCTTGAGGAATACCACTCCGAACTCGACTGCTCTGGCGAAACTGAAAGTCGCACCGCGAATCAGATTAGAAAACTCTTGACAGACATCGAGCATAACTGATAGCCTCTCTTCCATGCCTAACACGCCAGACACCCTCTACTCGTTCCCCTCTGAACTGCCGCCTGACGAGGGCTACGAAAACTTTGTGCCCGTCACGGTCTTTTATACCATGGAGGACATTGGGGTCACGATGATCCCCTCAGAGGACATTCAGCCAGTCATTCAGTCTGTGGTCTCCACGCTTTATGGAGAACTTGTGGAAGAACTGCGAGACAGTGACGTAATCAGTCTAGAGAAACAAGCAAGCGAGCATCAAGACACGCTAAACGCGCTGTCGGAATCCGCTCGGCTTGACGCAGATTCGGTTTGACCAGACAAGAAAAGACGTAATGTAGCTTACGGCTTGTCAACAGGTTGCGCGACTCGGGCTGTTCTTGTAAGAGATTTTTGTAGACATTTTCAAGATTTCCGTGTAATCTCAGTTAGTCCACCAATGCGTCAACTGTATCCAGTCCAATCCGATATTACCGTCACATCGTTGACGTGCGAATCGAAATGGCTGAATCAGTTCAGTCGCACGGTCTAGGGGCACCAAGTAAGATACGAGTTTATCACCCGCCCCTCAAGACCGAGCCACCTCAAAAGTGCCTCGGTTTTTCGTTCTTTGCCCAGCGCAGTCGTTAAGTCAGTCAGAAAAAATCTTCAGTCTCGCATCAGATTTGTCTTGATCTCCGTTAGAAACAGTGTAGATTGTGCGAGTAGTCAGATGAGTCGTTCAGCCAGCCAGTCGTTCTTCCACAGCGCGGGTCAGCCCGCCAACCACTTTTGAGATTCGGGACTGTAACCAACCAGTCGGTCTACTCAATACGTTTATTGACATCTTCTAAAGCCCGCGCGCAGTGTTTTCATGGCGGGTGACCAAACCGAGTATCCTAACGGGAGTTAGGAAAAAGGACATGAGCAAGTTCTTGACCCGGATGCGTCCGGGTTGCGTTGCCGCCTTACGGTGTAAAAGAGGCGGGACTTTTGGGGTGGATCGCAACCCCTAATCTTTTTTCAACAGCGTAACGGCAGTCCGCCATTCAAACGACACCAGCGGGTGCGCCCAGCAATGGGATGGGCGGTGAGAGATAGCCCCCTACCAAAGGCGAAGGGGTCGCTGCACTTCTTTCCACCTACCATGCGTAGGAGAGGATTCTATCTCCTCCACCACAGGGTGCGGGAGTGCATTTTCCGAGATAGGCCCAGACGGCGTAGACTGCGCTGCGATTCTATATGCCGTGTTTAGTCTCACGGTAAGAATTAGCCCTTCCTCTCGGAATTCACTTTGTGCGTGTAGGCTACTGGTTCTGTGATCGCAAAAACATTCCCATGGCCATACGAGGATAGCGAATCGGCGAGTATTTTGCTCTTCGTCGGAAGCGAAGCCTCTCGCGCACAAACCTCTTTTGTCAGTCGCCGCTCGGTGCAATAACAGCGAGCTACAAGGAAAAGAACTTCCTCCAGTGATCATGGGAGCTATTCGCCCTCGGGCTACTCAAGGAATTTCCCCATTGATGCCGCGTTCTAAGCCTCCGTAGACCGATCCTTCGCACCATGCCAGTCCGCGTGGGAGTCCTGATCAGGCCGCGTTCTAAATAGGCTAGGCGGTCCCGTCGCCCTCCGACTTCTGAGAGGGACCTCGACAATCCGCCCGGCTGACAAAAATCTTTGATGGTGGTTATGTGGTGTGCTTAGAGACAGCAATCCATAACGAATGGACCAAAGTGCGAGACGCCTACACCTACGGGCAACCCGACATTGCGTTTGGGCATTGTGACTGAGGTAATCTGGGGGAAGACATGACGAGAGCAGCAGTCCCTTAGGTTGGCCATCGTGTTCTTCGCGGATAGTGGAAGGGCACCCCGTAACTGGTAAGGCTCAACCGTCCTTTGGCGTAATAGCGGGCATTCCCACCATCAATCTCTTTCAACAGGACGAATCCGGCCACCAAAGGCGAAATATACGATGGCGGTTTTGGAAACCCCGCCACGGGTGTCGTATGAGAATAGCCCGGTCTGCGGCTCATCACCGTTAGGCCGGGATCACTCTACCGTAGCTACATCGGGCTACCCAGTGCGGGCCGGGCCGCACACACTTTTGACAGGCCAGTCTAGCTTAGTGGACGGAGTTGCCATCCGGGGTGCCTTGAGTTAGCACGAAGTGTCGCGACCACCACGTGAGGAATAATGCGGCAAGCAGGAGGGGAGAGAGTGTGCGTTTGAGGGCGTAGTAGTCCTATTGTCGCCTCCTAACGGCGCGCCAAGCACGCATAGGGTATCCCCAGACCACAAAGAAACCCCAGCGCGTCTGAAGTGCGCGCTAGCCTGTCAAAAACTCTTTTGGATAGCGGCGTGGAAGGACACGCAGGGCAAATAGGCGATGACCATCGGCTAGCAGATTACTCATCGGGAAGCGGTAGTGCCAACTCATTCACCTGAGGGGCCACCGGAAATCGCAAGACGGAGGCATCCAGTCTTGAGCCCAAAGGCACACAGCCGGAATCAATTCCGGTCTATCCAATCTTTTTGTGGCGAAGCAAAGTATGGA